AAAATACTGCAACTTACGCTTCTGCTTACGAGCAATCTCCTTATCAGACTCAACACCTGAGTTCCAATATGCAGAGTTCATCTCTGATACAGGGTCATTCTGACCAACGGTAGTGAGAGAGTTCTCAATATACCATTGTCCAGTAGGGCCTTGAAACGCATGATTCCAGACCTTTGCCCAAGGCATATCCTCACCCTCTACTGCGGGAAGGAAACGAATAACGGCATAACCATTACCGCTCTTATCCATGACGGGTTTCCAGAGACGATCATCCACATAGGACTTCTTCTCTCCCCCACCACTATCTGCTTGAACTGCTCCAAGCAGTTTGTCCAACGAATTGGAATTCTTTAGTGTACTTAACGACATATGTATTCTCCTTATGTAATATATGTTTTCGTATGTTTATAGTGTTACCACTTTATCACAAAATTCTGTTTTTGTCAAGTAACTTAGATTATTTTCTTGAATAAATTGCTCTTTAGCATCTACCCAAGAAAACTGAACATCCTTGAACTCTCTAAAAACAGTTTGCATCTGGTTCATCCAATTAGTTGAATTAAAACCTTTTGCATCACTGGGCAGATAATTATCTGTCCCTTTATACAAGTTGTTCAACGGCTCGTCGTATGACGATAGGTCAAACCCCATGATATAAACTTCTGTTGCTCCCTGCTGACATGCAAGGTGCAATGCGGTGTTACCCGCTGACCATCCAATCGGAAAGTCAATGTTATTTATGTGGTCATTCTCATCCACATAGGTGATCCAGACACCCACATCCTTCTCCATCTTCATGCGAAGGTCTTTCATATCCAGCTCTGGATTCATCTTAATTGCAGTTTCAATCTTCTCATGCAATGTAGCAGGGTCTTTCCCTGAGATTACACAATGGTCTGTTACTGGCGAACTCTTATGAATGAATGCCTCTGGGATATCAAATCCCATAAACATAAACTCTGCTGCTTCAGATGGTAGATGTGTCCAGTTTGCGAAATGACAATTAATGTCTCTATAGTCGCATCGTTCATGGATTTCCTGTTGCATACCATAGTCAACTGCTACGAGGTTATCAGTTACCATATCACGATAGATTGCATTGCAACCCCATGTGACAGCATCAACCTCATACTGTTTATCGCTGAACCACTTGCGTGACTCACCATTACCAATGACAACAGCCCTAGACATTACTGATATCCGTCATGATAGGGAAAATCTTTGCAATCTCATTAGCACACGCAATCGCAATATCCTGATGTTCCTTCTGTGTACCATTCGCACTTCGTAGGTCAATGTAGTGTACCCATGAGCGCAGTGTACCGTTCATGTATAGACGGGATATAGTCATACCCTCTGGCAGCACTGCACGAGCCTGTTCCTTTGCAATACCTTTATCAATCGCCCAATTGTATATTTCTTCGGCCTGTCGCCACAACACATGTTGCTTCATACGGAAGTCTTCATTCAGACGCCGTTCATCTTCTATATCTAAATTCAGAGGCACACTGTTCTGGCGATTAGTTGGGTCTTGCAGACGGGCTTCCCTTGCTTCGAAAGACAAATCCTTGGTAGGGTCTGCATACCGCTGACTAAACTCTTGAAATGAGAACGAGCGGTGACGTAGAATCTGTCGTGCAATATCCCGCGTTGTCTCAATCTCCAGACATGCACTAACCATCTCTAGGGGTGACCAGTGCTTATGCTTAATGAGATACTTGATAAGCTTCTCGCTCGTATCTTTGTTGTTCTGGTTGCCGGGATTGGATACCCTTGCACAATATGCAATGAGTTCCTGTGCGTCATCTACACCAATAATGTTATCTGGTGTAGAATGTGATGTCATTCTTACTTTCATAATATCTCCAAAATGGTGCTGGTACAAGGAATCGAACCTCAAACTGATGATTACAAATCAACTGTTATACCGTTTAACTATACCAGCTATAAAATATCTATCGTTGACCTCTCCTATCATCATACCTACGACCTTGAGGGCGAAACCCTTTTGGCCAAGAAGGTGTACGTAATGCAAGTCTCTTAATTCGATCATTCAACTCAGAATTAGCTTTTGATCGCTCAGCGCAATCAAATTGTAATTCTTTCACTTTTGCAATAAGTCTCTTATTTTCTGCTTCAACAAGGTCAAGTTCTTTAATTGCAGTTTCTGCTCTTTCGGTAGTTACGATTTCACCCAAATCCATTTTATTTAACTCCTTCTATTAGATTTAATAACTGTATTTTATACCTGTTCTTGTCCAAAGTCAAGAACCTTTTGTAATTATGCATAAGTTTTTTAATGTCTTGCCATATGTGATCCTCAGATAATTTTTTGTTCCAAGTTTTACTAAACTCAACCAGTTCGTCAAGAATAATAAGAGTTTCAAGAGACACTCTTTTCCCAAGATATTCTTTTAGTAATATAGGGTGTTCATCATCTTTAATAGCAAAAAGAGGATTGAAGTTTTTAACTAAGGGCTTAATCTCTAGTGCAAATTGATTGTAAAAATTAGCTCTTTTAATTTTCCATTCCTCATAGTTCCCATCATTGAAATTAGATACATACCCTTTACTGTCTTTAATAAAATTAGAGACAAAGTAATTCTTTATGTTTTCTTCGGTTTTATATTTTCGTGAGATTTTGACAAAGAAACTCCTATCTTTTCTTTTGAAGAAAGAGTCTCGTTTGATACGAGTTTTGCCGTGATAAGTAACAAAGTCATAATCAGTTTTACCAAAGTGTGCTTTCATTGCACAGTACATTAAATAAGTATCAATTGCTTCCATTGTAAAGTCTTTCTTTATATGGGTAGTTGGGCTCTTTTGGGTAGGAAGTTTAACTCTCTGGCATTTGCTTCAATTTTTTCTTTCAATCCTTTTGAAACAAGAGAACCAACTGAATCTGGTTCAATACCTTCTTTATCACAATAATATAGAACTGCATCCATGTGAGTAAGATTCTTTTCTTTAGCGATATTTTCTATTGCAAGGGTAAATGTTTTAGATGTTGTAAACGGCATTTTGATATCCTATAATCATTATAAAAAGTGGTGAGTGTTCTGTTGCTAGGTCACTCACCAAAACCCCGAGCAATTATGCGGCTAGCGCGTAATCCTCATATGCAAAGTTATAGTTTGCGTCTTCATTTTGACCGATAACGGAATCACCCGACAATTCTCCACTCATCTACATCTGCCTGTCGAAACTATTCAACCCCATCACAAACACACTAAGTGTTCTTCAATATGTTTGTGGTGGAGTTGGGGGGATTCGCACCCCCGTCCAGATCAGCTCTCAACTCGCATCAACAAATTGTATTCTATTTATATAGTACCATAATAGTACCAGAATGTCAAGAACCTAAACAATAATTCCAGAGGTCATCTTTCTGTAAGCAGCTATAATTTCCTCGTTTGATGGAGTAACCAAAATAATCCCCCCACCATAAAAAGTTACAAGCTCTGGATTTTCCTCACCAGTTAGGCATACTCCACGAGCAAATCCCATTTGTTTATCTGATGTATGGATAATCATTTTAGGTTCTTTTAGCGTTACAAAATCACTTGTTTGTTCTTCAAGTTTTCCAACAAATTCGCCAGCTGGTGTTACTATTGATACTAGTGTGTTTAATTCAATCATAATATTTTCCTATAAGTTATAAACTGTCTGTGAGACTTTTTGAATAGTCTCTTTGATTATCCCACTCTTCCTGTTCTTCCTCACGAAAGAGTTTCCACTCTTTCTGTTGATTATTCCATTCTGCGATTGTTTCTACAAGAGTGTCAAGATAGTCGTGTTTTTGTTTGATGAATTCTTGGACAGTTCCATCCTCTGTTACTACTAAGATAACCACCTGAGAAATATCTACTCCTGTACGTTCTTTATACATTTCAGCATACGCAGAACCTTGAATGTAATAACTTTCATTATACTCATCTTTACGTTCTTTGGTCGATGTTTTGAAATCTATAATAGACGGTACGCCTTTGTAATCTGCAATACAATCAACTCTGCCTGCTACCTTATACTTGTCACTATACAAACCCGCTTCTTGGGCATATATGTTGTCTATGTAAGTTAGAGCATTATCTCGCAATTCGCTGAATAGACAATACGGTAGAAAATGTTGCTTGTGGTGATCTATATTTTGGTTGTTTAGATAGTCTTCACACATATGATGAACTTTAGTACCACGATTTGCGGCTGTTCTTGATATGTGATTAGCAACATCATTACCTACACGTTTACGCCATTCTGCAATTCCCTTCTTATTACGAACTGATAGAACAGTTGTGATTGAGGGATACTTATTCCCCTCTGGGGTTTTGTATAGACGAGTACCATCTTGGTTTGTTGCTGATATAGGTTGTAACTTCACTGGTTCATGATTAAACATTATTATATTGCCCTCATTCTATCCACTAGTCTATCTGCTCGGTTGGTTACTTGACGATACCAAGCACTGTCAACCATTTCGTTAGCAGCTGCGTTCCAATCTTTTGCATCCACACCACGTTTCATTCCCTTGAATTTACTCAAACGAGTTCTGCCCATATTGAACATCATGTTTGCAATTATTTGTTGGGCTTCTTCTGGCAAATCTCCAAAGTCTTTGTAAAGGATGGCGCAGTCTGACAAAACTGTTTTACAGTCTCGCTCGAAGGCTTCAATGACTCTAGACTCACTGACGGAAGTGCCGATTTCCAATCTTGATTCTGGGTCTGAGTCAAGAACCAAATGCCCGACACCAAAAGTAGCATAACCAAGGTGATCATTATATATTTCATATTTTACTCCCTCATCTATTTCTAATTGTTTTCTAAGTTTATTTAAATTCATTTCTTCATCCAATTTGTTAGTTTTTTGCACTCTTCAGCAAAGAGGAATCTACACTCATAGATAGTCCAACCCCAGATAACCATTACTAGTCCACTTGTTATCCACATTAATAAGCCCATTATTCACTCCCAAATCCAAGTCTAATTTTATTGATAAGATAGTTACGAACAAAGCCTGATCGAACTATATCGCCAATAGTAAATTCTACACAGTTGAATTCATCCATTTCATCTAGTATTTTGAAGAAATCGTGTAGTCCGTTTTTTTCATTTTGCTTCTGTAAATCTGTCTGGTCAAAATCACCACAGAATACAATCTTTGCATCTTGACCAATCCTTGTTGTAATAGTATCAAGTTCATGAAAATTCATATTCTGACATTCATCTACTATAACAATTGCGTTGTCCATTGTCAACCCCCTTAGAAAAGAAGTTGATAAAAAGTGTAATGAACCTTGACCTTTTAGTCTATCGTATAGATTGTTAAATGCTAGTTCGTTAGGCTGTTCAAATATAAATTGCACCATGTTCTGATATGGTATTTGATACAGCGCAGATTTATCATCTTCATCGCCAGGCAAAAACCCAATCTCTCTTGTTGGTATGAGCGAGCGAACTAATACAACTCTTTCG